CTGCATCAGCACTTGATCGTGTTAACGTTCGTAGATTATTAATTGCTCTTAAGTCTTACATTTCTCAAGTAGCTCAAAACTTAGTATTCGAACAAAATACTATCTCTACAAGAAATAGCTTCTTAAGTCAAGTTAACCCATACTTAGAATCAGTACAACAACGTCAAGGTTTGTACGCGTTTAAAGTAGTAATGGACAGTTCAAACAACACTCCAGACGTAATTGATAGAAACCAGTTAGTAGGTCAGATTTATCTACAACCAACTAAGACTGCTGAATTCATTTACTTGGATTTCAACATCTTACCTACTGGAGCAACTTTCCCAGCGTAATTTTTTAAAAGTTGAATATTTATAACAAAATAAAATAAAATGGCAGTATTAGATCCAAACGAAATATTTTTCACAGCCTTTGAACCAAAACAGGCAAACCGATTCATCATGTATATTGATGGTATTCCTGCTTATGAAATTAAAGGTGTTGGTGCTGTAACACTAACTCAAGGTACAGTAGCTTTAAACCACATTAACGTACAACGTTATGTTAAAGGTAAAACAACTTGGGGCCCTATTCAGTTTACATTGTTTGATCCTATCACTCCTTCAGGTGCTCAGGCAGTAATGGAATGGGTACGTTTACACCATGAATCAGTAACTGGTAGAGATGGTTACAGTGATTTCTACAAGAAAGATTTAACTTTCGATGTATTAGGACCTGTAGGCGATATCGTATCAGAATGGATTATTAAAGGTGCTCTTATTACTGAAGCTAACTTCGGTGATTATAACTGGGATACTGAAAACACTGCTGTAAACATTACTATGACAGTTCAACCAGACTACTGTGTATTGAACTTCTAATCAGTAAAAATAAATTTAAAAGAGCTCGCGAGTTTTCGCGAGCTTCTTTTTTTCTCATATATTTATATACGACAATAAAGTTATAAAAATAATCTATGGAAGAAAATAAATTTAAGTTACCAACGGAGGTTGTAGAATTACCTTCAAAAGGTTTGTTATATCCTGAAGGAAATCTTCTTCGTGAAGGTAAAGTGGAAATGAAATACATGACCGCAAAAGAAGAAGATATTCTTACTAATCAAAACTATATTAGACAAGGTACAGTAATTGATAAATTACTTAGTTCTTTAATTATTAGTAAAATTAATTACAACGATCTTTTAGTTGGTGATAAAAATGCTATTATGATAGCAGCACGTATTCTTTCATACGGAGCTAACTATGAATTTATGTATGATGGTCAAAAACAAAATGTTGACTTAAGTACTCTTGAACATAAACCTTTACATTCTGAAGTAACAAATAGTGGTAAAAATGAATTTAGCTTTACTTTACCAGAAACGGGTAATGTTGTTACTTTTAAATTGATTAATCACGGTGATGAAATTAAGATTGAAGATGAAATTAAAGGTTTAAAGAAAATTAATAAAGATAATGCTAACGAAGTTACTGTAAGACTTAGCCACATTATAACTTCAATTAATGGATCATCTGAAAAGAAAGATATTAGAGATTTCGTTAATAATTATTTTTTAGCTAAAGATGCTAGAGCATTTAGAGCATATTATAACGAAATATCCCCAGACATAAACTTAAAAGTAGTATTAACCGATTCAGATGGCGTAGAGGAGGACGTAGATCTACCGATCGGGATTAACTTTTTTTGGCCTGACGCCTGAGTATAGAGTAAGTTTATTCGACCAAATCCATGAAATAGTATTTTTTGGTAAAGGAGGTTATGACTGGAATACAGTTTATAACATGCCTATTTGGTTAAGAAACTTTACTTTTAAACGAATTAAAGAATTTTATGAGGAAACTAACAGCAATACTAATACAGTAGAACAATCAATTGCTGCGATGAAATCAGCGGGAACTGATAAAAAAGTAAATGTTCCATCATATGTTACAAAGGCGTCAAAAAAATGACGCCTTTTAATATTTATAATAAATAATCTCCTTAATGGCAAAAAAAGTAGGCGACTTAAACGAAGGTGAAATCAAAAAGATTAGACAAGAATCTATTGGTCTGTTAAATGACTTAGATTCTATTGGAAAAAGCATCAATTCTAATCTTCAGAAAGTTAGTCAGCTAACAGGAGAAAGTACTGCAGGTTTCAAAGAAAGTTTTAATGCTGCTAAATCATTAGGTGATGCATTAGCTAAAGTAGATTCTGAAACCTTAAAATCCAAAAAACAGCAAGCCACATTCCAGGATAAAGTCCGTAAAGCTCAAGAAGAAGCTACTAAATTAGAAGCTAAAGCTTCTCGTTTAAGAGCAGAAGCTGTAAACTTTACTAAAGAACAAGCAAAAGAAGCTTATCGTGTAGCTAGAGGATATGAAGATGGTGCTGAAAGATTAAGAGATCAAGCTAAAGCAGCTGGAAAAGTTACTGACCAATTTGAAAAATTAAACAAACAAACTAAAATCTTTGATGATATGGCTGAGTTTACTCAGCAAATCCCAGGATTAAGTAAAGTTTTAGGTGATTTTCAAAGAGCATCAGATGCTGCTCGTGAAGCTGCTTCCGAAGGTGGTAGTGCTTTAGCAGCTGGTGGAAAAGAATTAGCAGGATTAGCAGGAAAAGCAATAGCTGCTTTTGCAGTAGGAAATTTTGTTAAAGCAGTTGTTGACTTAGATGAAAGAACAACATCAGCTGCTCGTAATTTAAACATGAGTAGAGACCAAGCTAGTAAATTAGCTATGAGTCTTAATGATGCTGCAGTAAACGGAATTACAGGTAAAGACGCTCAAGCAGCTCTTGAACAATTTGCTAACACTTTAGGAACTACAGCTGCTATTAGTGCTGAAGATGCTGTTAACTTTGCTACAATGACCAAACAATTAGGTTTGGCCGTTAATGAAGCATCACAATTAGAAACATTATCTTTAGCAATAGGTCAAAGTTCTAAATCTATTACTCAAAATATAATAGGTGAAGTTAGATTTAGTAATTATAGAAACAAAGCGGCCGTAGATTATAAAAAAGTTTTAAAAGATGTAGGTAATGCTAATGCTGCTATTTTACTTAGTGTTAAAGGACAAGGTAAAAGTTTAGGTGATGCTGGTGCTGCAGCAAGAAGATTAGGTTTAGATTTAAATAAAGTAGATGCTATTGCTGGTAGTTTACTTAATTTTGAAGAATCTATTGCAGGAGAATTAGAAGCTGAATTACTTACTGGTAAAGATTTAAATTTAGAAGAAGCAAGAAGATTTGCTCTTAACAATGATATAGCTGGGTTAACAGCAGAAATTGCTAAAAACGTAGGTAATGCCGAACAATTCGGTAAAATGAATCGTTTACAACAGGAAGCAATTGCTAAATCTGTTGGAATGACTCGTGAAGAATTAGCTGCTTCTTTAATGGAACAAGAAGCTCTTACTAGATTAGGAGCTAAAGATGCTAAAGAACGAGATGCTAAAGTTGAAGCTGAAATGCAATCAATTGAAGCTCTTAGAAAACAAGGTAAATTTTCTGAAGCTGAAGCCGCAAGAAAACAACTAGTAGATAAATTAGGTTCAGATGAATTAATTCGTCAAAGAGAAAATAGATCATTAGCTGAATTACAATTAGAAGCTAGCCAAAAAATGGCTGAATCTATGGATAATTTAGCAAGTAAAGTTCTCCCTAATATGCAATCATTAATGCAAAAAATAGTTGAACATGCTGATTCATTAGCTAAAATATTAACTATTGTTGGTGGTGTTGTTTTATTTAGTAAAGTTGCTAAAATGTTTTCTCAATTTGGAAAAATAGCTGAATTTGCTAAAGGTATAGGTAAATTTTTAGGATTTGGAGAAAAAGCAACTGGAAAAGTTACTCAAGCTGTTATGAAAGAAACGGGTAAAACAGTATCAGGAGCAGCGGCACAATCCGCTGTTAAAGCAGGTACAGCAACCGCTGCAAAAACTACAGCAAAAGTAGGAGCCAAAACATTAGGCAAATCAGTACTTAAAAAAATCCCAATTATTGGTGCTTTAGCAGGTATTGGATTTGGTTTAAGTCGTTTAGCTGATGGAGATATATTAGGAGCAGCAGGTGAAGTAGCTTCAGGATTAGCAGGTACTATTCCAGGATTCGGAACAGCAGCTTCAATAGGTATAGATACAGCATTAGCTGCAAGAGATATTAAAAAATCTTCAAGTATAGATTCTAGTGAAACACCAATGGCTACAGGAGGCATTGTTACTAGACCAACTAGAGCAATAGTTGGTGAAGCTGGAACAGAAGCGGTAATTCCTCTTGACAAATTTTATGCTAAATTAGACGAACTTATAGCTACTGTAAAACAAGGAGGAAACATATACTTAGATGGAACTAAAGTAGGTACAGCCATGTCTGTAAGTACTTATAGAGTTCAATAACTTAATATTTATAATAAAAAACTATGGGACTATTAGATTTACTTAAAAAGGGTTCACAGTTAACTCAATGGGATGGTAAAAATCCTCAACCATTTGATAATGCTACTCAATACCAAAAAGGTTTAGCTACATCACAATTGGATTTAGATGGTAAAACACCTCTTGCTTACGACAGACTGACCCAATACCAAAAAAGTTTAGCGGTATCACAATTAGATTTAGACGGAAAAACTCCACCAAAATATTTGGATAATCCTCCTAAATAATGCCTTTAATAAATCTAAAAACTGATCTTAAATCCCTAAGATACGGGAAGGATACTCTTGGAGGAGGGTATAGTGGGCAACCCTATATTCAAACTCCTATCCCTGAAAGCTTTAATGATTTAGGAGCACGTGAAGATTTTATTTTACGAGGTGGTATTAATGCTATAACAGATTCCGCAACTGATATTAAACGTTTGGGGAAAATGTTTACAGATACTAAATCCCCAAACGGATTACTTTTTATTGCAAAACAACAATTATTATCTCGTACAGCTCCCCGTACACAAACTAGCGGTATTTTAAATGAAGGTGTATATTCACCTTTGAATACATTAGCTCAAGCAGGTGCAATAGCATTTGGTGGTCATTTAAATAAACAAGGAGAAAATCCTTTTGCAGAAACAGGTGCTTATTCTTATAATAATAACTTATACTTTAATAAAGTAAAACCAAATCCAAATAGCCCTGAAGAATCTAAAGAAAATAATAGATTAGTTAGTTTATTAACAGCTAATACACAACAAAGAGTACTACAAAGAGAAGGATTTAGAATTAATGATGGTATAAATGTTTTAGATTATAATGGAGGCCCAGGTTCTACTTTAGGTGTAGGACGAACAGGTATAAGATATATGTCTGATTCGTCTTTAACCTTATTAAAGAAAAAACCTACTTTATTCTCTACACAACAGAATACCTGGACATATAGTTCAGTTTTAGTTTCTACTCCATATTCAACAGTAACTCCTTTACCTGATGGAGGTTCTCAAAACCTTCCAGGCCCAACTAAACAAGGTTCTTTAGCATCACCTAAAATTCAAGATTTTAGAGCTGTATTAAGAACACAAATTCAAGGTCAAGATAGACAAACTGCAGAAAACGCAGGTGCTTTATCTTTATCCCCAGGATATGTTAACAATAATGGACCTCTTGATTTAAGAACCAATTATGGACAACCCGGACAAAGAGGTGGTAAAAGTTATGCTAACTATTCTTTAGGAGTTTTAGATACTAATGGTGCCGGTATCCCACAACCAGGTACTGCAAAACCATTAGACCAAATCAATGCATTACCTATCTACAGAAGTGAAAATGTAGATACTTCACAACCTGTAAACGATTTAGTTAAATTTAGAATTGCTGTTATAGATAACGACAGTCCTAATTTTAAAACGTTTATGCATTTTAGAGCACTTTTAGGACCTATGTCTGATTCATACAGTTCAACATGGAACGGTATTAGTTATTTAGGTAGAGGTGAACAATTTTATACTTATGGTGGGTTTACTCGTCAAATTTCATTATCTTGGACAGTTGCAGCCCAATCAAAAGCTGAACTTATTCCAATGTATAAAAAATTAAATTATCTAGCTTCAACCTTAACCCCAGACTATGGGTCTAATGGTTATATGAAAGGTAATTTAGTTCAATTAACAGTTGGTGGCTACTTATACGAACAACCAGGATTTATAACTTCTTTATCTTATGAAATTCAAGAAGATACACCTTGGGAAATAGGAATAGGTGTAACCCCCGGTTCGGAAGATGGGACAGTAAAAGAATTACCACACATTATTAGAGTTACAGGATTCTCATTTACACCAATCCAAAATTTTATTCCTTCTTTACAAGATAACACATTTGCCGGAATTAATAATACTGGATTAGCTAACTCTTACGGAGATGAAAGATATATAGCATTAGCTAATGGATTAAATAATGAAAATAGTAACTATAATTTCCTAGACACTTCAGCTGAATAATGAATAGATATCAAAACATACCTAAAATAAAAATTGATGGAAATTTAGTTTACCAAACATCTAAATATCCTGAGGTACCTCTATCAGTAAATGATATTTATGTTTATACTGTTCAGGGAGATAGATTTGATACCTTAGCTCAACAGTATTATAGTAATAGCTCGTTATGGTGGGTTATTTCAATAGCAAATTCCGATAAACTTAATCAAAGTACATTAGTAATCCCTGAAGGATTACAGATTAGAATCCCCTCAACTTACGCAAATGTTGTAAGAGATTTTAACATATTAAATGCCTAAAATATGAGTAATATAATAGGAGAAGGTTTTGATCCAAAAATAATAGATCAAATAAAAGTCCGTCAAAAAATTTATGGTTCTAAAAATAGAAATAATGAACAACTTTCATATTTAAATGCTAGAACAGGTTGGTGTAAATTAATTTCTTCTGTTGATATTGAAAATGTTAATGATCCTAATCTTAGAGGTATAAAAGTACAACCGGGAGCTAATTCATTTGAATTTGCTTCTCAATTTGTATTGTTTAATGGTACTTCAAAAAACAACATCACCTTAGATAATGATAAAAACTTTGTAAGCAGTGAAATAGTACAAAGATCAGGTGTGTGGCCAGGGACTGGTAATTATAATGATTATGCTTACGGTTTAGGGGGTAATGAGTTTGGTTTAAGACCAATGCCTGGTATTATTCAAGCATCAACTAAAAGTGAAAACCGAGGTTCTTTAAGAACTTCTACTATTAATATCAAAGCTCACAGTAGAGAACAATTTGATATAATTGATTTATTATATCTTCGATTAGGATTTACTATGTTATTAGAATGGGGCAATAGTTCTTATTTTGACAATAATGAAAATTACATTAATGACAACCCTCACAGTCTAGCAGATGATTTCCTTTTAGGAAAAATAAAATACGAAAATTTTCCTCAAAAAATTAGAGAAAAAATATTAGCATCTAATGGTAATTACGATGCTGTTGTAGGTAAAGTAGTTAATTTTAACTGGACGTTTAATAGAGACGGAAGTTATGATATAACTCTTATCCTAAGAAGTATGGGAGATGTAATTGAATCTCTTACAACTAATATTATACTCCCAGGTAAACCAGTAGTTAATACCCCCAAACCAGTAGGTGAAGAATCTTCAGCTCAACAATTTATTAGAGCTCAAGCTAATGTACATTCATTAGGAACTTGGTTATTTAAAAACCAACAACTCTTATCACCTAAACCAGGAAATAATGCTGGTCAATCTTTTTTAATAGAACAAGATAAAATTGATAGTCCTATTTTTAGTGGATACGATGATAAAGCTACCCCATCAGTTACTTTTTTCAAACAATCTTATACTGGAGGGGTTGTTGGAAACCAATATTATGTTAAGTTAGCAACTTTATTAGGATGGATTCAAACTAATGTAATTCCATATATAGAAGATCCTGAAGTAAAATTACTTAAAATAAATAATAGAGTTAAAGATAATATAATTTATTGTTTAGACAGACAAACTAGTACTGATCCTCGAGTTTTATTGTTTAAACGTGGTTTTACGTTTAGTAATGGAGATAAAGTAGAATTTGCAGGTGTATGTGATGATTTTTTTGTTACTGAACCTAAAGGATTAAAAAACAAGTATGGTTATATAATGAATGCTTATTTTAATATGGTGTTCATTTTGTATAAAATGCAAAGTTTAATAAACTCATCAACAGGTAAAGTAGGTTTATTAGATTTTCTAAATTCTATAGCATATGGTTGGAACCAATCAACAGGATATTTTAATCAATTAGAATTTGTTGTTGATCCTGATTTAAATGAAATCAAATTAATTGACCAAACCGTAATACCTGAAAAAGAATCATTTTTAAGTAATAATGATTTAGTAGTATTTGATGTTTATGGTTATTACGATAGAAAAGGTGATTCACATAGTGGATTTATTCGAGATATAAATTTTACAACTACAATATCTCCTAATTTAGCTACTATGTTAACTGTAGGAGCACAAGCAAACGGATATGTTGTAGGACAAGATGCTACAGCATTATCTCGAATGAACAGTGGATTAAAAGATAGATTTAAATCTACTATCTATGCTTCAACCGCACAGAAAAACCAAGAATACACAGCTGAATCTTTACAAAAAGAATATCAAGATCAAATTTTTGCATTCAACACATATTTAAGAGAATTAGGATCTTTGAATGGAGGTGCTCCTACCTTTAATACAATAGCCGTTGATGCTTTTAATAGTGCTGCTCGTACATTCTATGAGTATGACCAAGCATCACAAACTATAAATGCAACTAAAACAAATAAATTTGCTGCTTCTCCAAACAGTGGATTTTTACCATTTGACTTATCCTTAACAATGGATGGACTTTCGGGTATGAAAATTTATCAAAAGTTTACTATTGATACTTCATATTTACCTTCAAACTATCCAACCGCTCTAGAATTTATTATTCGTAGTATTAATCATACTATTTCTGGAAATGAATGGGTAACTCAAATTGAATCATTTGCTATTCCTAAGAATCCATTTGGTTCAATAGAAGGAAGTAGTCCTGTGGCTGCAGCATCACAACGTGAAGATACTAGAGGAACAACCCAATCAACAGCCGGAACACCAAACGCTGATAGATTAAGAACAATCTTAACAAGTTTAGGATACCTTGAAAAAGGTAGAGAATTGTCTAATGGTGGAGACATTTCAAGTGATCTAGTAGATTATGCAGCTTCAGTATTTAGAGAAATTAAAAGACAAATTCCAAGTTTAACAATTACAGTAACTGGAGGTAATGATGCTTACCACCAGAGATTATCTTATAAATCTTCCCACACATTAGGTCAAGGATTAGATTTTACAATTTCACCTTTAACAACAGCTAATAAAAATGCAGTTGATAAAATATTAGGTGGATTTGCCGCTGGTAATCAAAATAAAATAGTTAGTTTTATTAATGAATATGATTACCCATCATCCAAATCAACTGCAGGTCACTTCCATATTAGAATAGGTGGTAAAGTTGAAAGTACAAGAATTGCTACATTTATAGCTCAAGCAAACAAAGGACAGTTAACAACTTATACAATAGCATAAAATGTATTATCCTAAATCCCAAATAAAAACTAATTTATACACCAATGGGGATGAGTATGTTATTGAATTAACAAAATCTCCATACTCGGGATATTATTACTTAACAAGTACCGGAATAGCATATACTGGAAAAACTCCTAATGATAGACCTAATCAAAAATTAATCAAGGTTGAACAAGTAGTATCTGAAACCTTTACATTACCAATAAACCCGAATGTAACAGCTACTATTTTATCCTCAGATAACCCAGGAGCATTAGATACAGTATCTTTTTCAAATTATACATCAGTATTAAATTATGCCACTTTAAAAAATATAAACATATTTAACCCTCCTGTTAAACTATTACCATATTATTCCCCAGTACAACCAACATCACAAGACTATCAAAACGGAGAATTTCAAAGATACTTCGTTAAAAAAACAAATGGTATTGTTTATATCGAAATAAACCAAGATCAGTTTGCTAAATTAGAAGCTAAAGATCCCCAAATTGAATTTTCACTTTATGAACCATTTACTATAACTTGGGTATTAACGGGAGATAAAGAACAAGTAGCTAAAACAAATAGAAACATAGTAGAATTAGCTGAAAAAAGAAATCGTTTACCTAAATTTGGAGAATACCTAAAACTTGATTACCTTAAATACTATAAGTAAAAAGGTTATATTAAATGTTTTGGTTAATAGAGACGGAAGAGCAGATTAATTATTTAATTAGTAGGGAATATAAAGAAGCATTTATAGAAATTATTCCGCTACACGATAAAGTACATCCTGCTTTAAATGATGTATCCTTAGTTTATTTTAGACCGTCTATAGAAACAAAAGGATTTATGTTATGTATTGACCATAGCGAGACTTTAAGTATTAATAAGACGCTAATAAACGCGTTGCTACAAGGAATAGAATGGTTGTGGGTACGCGATAAGAAAAACGCATTATATTATTTTCAAATTAAGGGCCTGCGCGACGTAAACATACTCACTCCTCCGTATATACAAGACCAAACACCAACCCACACATACTTTAATAACAAATATCCGGATTATCAAAAAACCAACAAACTTGTGCCGGTAGTTAAGCATTACGAGGTATGTGAACATATTTATAATAAAGTAAAACCACATTTTACAAAGGATTTACCCGCGTATTTTGATTTTTACAACAACAAAACCACACTCTCATTCTTTGGAATCGAGAAAAACGGAATAAACATAGATGAAACAGTTTTTGATCAACACTTTAAACCAACTATCAAACAGCATTCAATTGCAGATGGTAAAGTTTTCACCAGTTACAATCTTTTTACAACAACACGTAGACCAAGCAACTCTTTTAATGGCATCAATTTTGCCGCACTAAATAAAGATAATGGCGCAAGGGGGAGCTTCATATCGAGTCATGAGTTTGTGGAGCTTGATATTAGTGCATACCACCCTCATCTTGCTGCTCGTTTGGTTGCCGTGGATTTTAGTGGACAGGATGTACACCAAGTCTTCGCGGACCTCTACGGAACGAGTTATCAAGAAGCCAAAGAGCTCACGTTTAAGCAGCTATACGGAGGCGTTTTTAAAGAGTATGCGCACCTTGAATTTTTTCAAAAAGTAAGTAAATTTATTGATGATAACTGGAAAGAGTTTAATAACTCGGGACAAGTTATTGTGCCAAATTCAAGTTATTGCTTTAAAAAGAGTGAGCTGGATAATATGAATCCGCAAAAGTTGTTTAATTATATTTTACAAAACTTGGAAACGGCAACTAATGTTTGTATATTAATGGAAATACATAAGTTGTTAAGAGGCAAAAATACTAAGTTAGTATTATATACGTACGATAGTTTTTTATTCGATTACGACGCGAGTGAAAATTTAATTGAGGAAATAAAAGATATTTTTAAAAATAAAGAATTACAAATAAAGGTTAAGCATGGAAGCAGTTATGACTTTAAATAATCATTACGATATTTATTGGGAGAAAACTCAATTAAATATTAAAGATTTGAACAACAAGTTATTTTGTACGTTTGTTGCAGAGGATGTCCTTGATGATATGGTAAACAGCATCGCGGATGCATACACTATAATGTATAATAAAATGTTTGTGTTATTTGTTAAAAGCACAGGCGAATATGTTATTACTTATAATGTAGACCAGGGCAATGTAGATAATATCCCTCACAACACAATCCTAGTACATAGAAAAAAAGAAACGAATACGTTATACACAATTAACGCTCTTAACACATTGATTAAATCATTAAATGGTGGTGTAGTAGATCCAGCATTTAGAGTGAATTGGCAACATTACAAGAATTGTATTTTGTTGACTAACACAAATGAATTAAGACAATTAAACACAAAAGTTTACAAAATTGTTGAACTTTAATTTGGTAAAGCACCAAATAGTTATTATATTAATATCACAAACAAAATTTGATTAGTTATGGACTTAAATGAAATGCGAAATCGACTGTCTTCAATGCAGTCAAAGCAATCTGGTAAAGGCAGCGGAGAGAAAAAATCTGTCTTTTGGAAACCCTCAGTAGGTAAGCAAGTAGTTCGAGTTGTACCATCTAAGTACAACAAGAAAAACCCATTTACCGAAATGTATTTCCATTATGGTATTGGAAAAAATACTATGGTATCTCCAATCAATTGGGGTGAAAAAGACCCAATCGTAGAATTTGCAAAACAATTGCGTAGTACTAGTGACAAGGAAAACTGGCGTATGGCTAAAAAGCTTGATCCAAAAATGCGTATCTTTGTTCCTATTGTAGTTCGCGGTGAAGAAAGCGAAGGAGTAAAATTGTGGCAGTTTGGTAAGGAATTGTATATGGATTTCTTGAACCTTGCTGACAACGAAGATGTTGGTGATTTTACCGACGTAATGAATGGTCGTGATATTACATTGACCACTGTAGGTCCTGAGGTAACAGGTACAAACTACAACAAAACCACTATCATGCCTAAAGTTAAAGAAACTTTGTTGGCCGATGATAAAGCAACTATTGAAGCATTGCTTTCAAATCAACCTAATCCTATGGAAGTATTTAAAAAATATCCATATGATGAAATGAAGACAGCTCTCCAAGAATGGTTGTCTCCTGAAGACGAATATTCTGAAGGTGATATTATCGATGATGAAAAGGAAGAAGTTGTAGAAAAACCTGCTAAAGCTTATTCACTTAAGACCCCTGCGGCTGAAAAAGTAAGTAAGGCAGATAAGTTTGATGCTTTGTTCGACGAAGAAGATAACGACTTACCTTTCTAATTTAAACACACATGGCAAGAAGTAAAAAAAGCGAATCGCTAACGGCTGCTCTATCCTCTGAACTTAGATCTAAATTTGATTTGACTAAGTTTAAGGAGAAAAAAATGCTTAACTCAAATGTAAAGTTTAAAGAGCAAAAATGGATTCCACTGAGTCCTGCCTTCCAGGAGGTAACATCAGTACCAGGGATTCCAATGGGCCACATTGTACTTCTTCGCGGACACAGTGATACAGGTAAAACAACCGCTATGATTGAAGCAGCGGTTTCAGCTCAGAAAATGGGCGTTTTACCTGTGTTCATTGTAACTGAGATGAAATGGAATTGGGAACATGCTGTCCAAATGGGTCTTCATGTAAATGAGATTGTAGACGAAGAAACAGGTGAAATTTTAAATTACGAAGGTAATTTCATTTATGTTGACCGTGAAACTCTACACACTATTGAAGACGTAGCAGCATTTGTTTTAGATTTGTTAGACGAACAGAAAAAAGGTAATCTACCTTATGATCTATTGTTCCTTTGGGATTCAATTGGTTCAATTCCTTGTGAAATGTCTGTTAAATCAAACAAAAATAACAACGAATGGAATGCTGGAGCAATGTCAACCCAATTTGGTAACAATGTTAACCAGAAAATTACATTATCACGTAAAGAATCATCACCACACACTAATACACTAGTATGTGTTAATAAAGTGTGGACTGCAAAAGCAGAAGTACCTATGGGTCAACCTAAGTTGATGAACAAAGGTGGAT